ATGCGTCTGCTGTTTCTTGAGACATACCTTCTCCTCGATCAGGTTGTGCTTCCTGCATCGCGTATTTCTTGTAGTTCTTCAGTGCTTGTGAGTTTGATCCGCCCATAGTGTTATTTTGTTTTTGTTTTGGTGATTCGTTTTCTTGAGCAAAATATGGCAACCCTTGTTGCTCCCTTTCTCTTGCAAATCTAACTGCTTTTTGTTCAATTTTTTTACCTAATTCTGGATTGCTTTCAAATATTTTATCTTCTGGAGTAGAAAGCAAGTAATTAATTTCATTACTATCAAGCGTTGGAACCATTGTTGGAATAAGTTTTTCACCACTACCCCAATCAACGCCAATTGATATTTCACTTGATACACTACTTGGATCGTCAAGTCTTTTCATGCCTCCAAGAAATCCACTTCCTTTTACTGTTCCATCTGGACGAAGTGAATTTGAATTAGGTTGCAATTGTTGTGTATTAGCTCCACCCATATTATCCTGCTGTAACTGGTTTAGGAGGATTAGCGATTGCGTTAATCGTTCCAAGTTGTGTCGGTGCTGCTTGCTCTGTCATTTCTCCAACAGCCCTCGCCTGTGCAACAACTGGCCTGCGTCCTCCTCCTCCAGATGGCAATCCTGCGCCTGCTGCTGGTTGCAGTTCTTCTGGTGGTGGCGTTCCATGACCCGCTGTGAGATGATCGAACGCTTGCTTTGCTGCTTGCTTGTATTGCGTCACTTGCTGCGAGTTTGCGCCTTTCGCTTCCGCTTGTCCAATGTGCATCATAAAATGCTGCAACGCCTTCATAAATGGCGCAACCATCTCTGGAGGCAATGCACCTGCTGGAGCTTGCTCAATAAGCGGCATAAGTTTTTGTGCCATCGTATCAAGGTGAACAATGTCATTGTCTCTCGGAGATACAGGAACGTCTTGACCAGCAATGATAGATTGCAACTCGATAATCTGCTGGCGAGTCGCTTCAATTGCCAATGCCTCGACTTGATCTTTAGGAAGGATGACTTGGTTGGCAATGCTTTCACCCATTTTGCGTGACCAATCGAGTTTCAATAGCTCATCTTGGTTGACTTGAGGATTGCCCATGTAGCGTTGGATCATCAAATCAAGCATCGCGTTGTCCTGCGCCTGCGTGTCAGGCAGCAACTCTTCCGCTGGACTATATGCCATGAGCAGGATGTCAGCAGGAGGCAGGTTGCGCTCCAACATATTCAAGCAGCAGAAAATTGCGTCCTCATCCAAATGCTCTGGAATCTCGAAAGGCACAAGGAACGATGGCAAGTCCATCACGGAGCGATCAAAGGCATCAACAACTTCACGCCTTGCCCATGTTGCGGATGGAACCATTTGACGAGCTATGTCAAGACGAGTTTTAAGTTCGGCAGCAGCCTTGACGTGTTCTGGGTGACAGATACCTCGCTGCATACGCTCAACTGCTTTTGAGTATTGTTTTGTCCAACGCATCAAGATGCCTTCACGAAGTTGGTTCTCGATAGCAGCAACGCGATTAACTTCAGATGCCGTGCGATTCCCGCCTTGCGCTTCCATTGGCATTCCGGGGAGGAACGTGCCAACTTGGATTTCAGCAAGACCAGAAATGAACTGATCCAGTCGAAGGAAGTCATCAACGTCCGCTGGCAAGTTTTGCGGAATCACTTCATATCCTTCCGCGATATAGCAGATGGGATGATGGACAGTCAGAGGTGCTGCGCCTGCTTTTGCATTTGGGCCTTTCTTGAGCAACAACATTCCCTTGAGATACACATTGTCCACAACAAGGTTTCGAGCTTTGTCAACTGCAATGTGCGTGTTGTAAAGGTCGCGTCCTGCCCCACGGGAACCCATAAGATTTCCGTTGCCGATTTCGATGGCAAACAATGCGAGGCATTCACTCATCGCGTTGTATCGGTCAATCTGTGTGCAAATTTCATCCCCAGATTTATCGTCAAAAAGAAAGCGGCTAATCTTGCCATGCGGTTCTTTTACCAACAACTCGCCAAGCTCAACGTATTTCGCGTCATTCTCGTAGCTTGCGCCATACGATCCTTCACGAATCCAGTCCTCGTATCTGCGAGCGTCATCATCAGAATCCAGCGTTCTACCAGCGGGAATTGCGTTGTTTATTGACTTAATGAGGTTCTTGATATGCCATCCTGCCATTGCCGCCATCTGCGGGTCTTCAAGGACTGGAAGCAACTCGGCAATCTGGTATCGGCGTTTCCTTGCCCAAATCGGAGTTGCATCAACTTCTTGCGGAGTTTCGATTGAAAAGAAAGTATAATCTTGGCGCAAGAATTCTGGTTTCCAATCGCGCAAATCGTCCCAACATAGACCACAAAATCCAAATGTGGTATTTTCATGGACAACTTGTGCCACGATGTCATCGTGACCACTCCAACCACGGATGCACTTGGTAATCTCTTCGCGGAAAACTTTTGTCTTGTTTTCTGCGTCTACTCCTTCAACTGGATACTTGGAGAAGGTGAGAGTTGTAGCCTGCTCAATGACCTGCCTAAAAGGAGGTTGAATTCGACTAACCATCGTGGAAAGAAAACCAGTAGGACGATTAGAACGCCAATTTTGACCCATGCTTTCCAGTTTCTTTGCAGCGTATGGAGGTTCATTGTTGAGTTTCTTTTGAATCAGTTGATTCTTTCTATTCCTCTCGACATTCTGCTGTTTAAGCCTGCGATACGCAGAGTGCGCTTGTGACGCATCCTTGAATGTCCGCTTAACCTGCAAAGTATCTTTATTGACAACATCGTTATTACCAACGGCAGGATCAATAACATCCAAGTCAAGAATGCGAGGCTTGTCGTAAGCGTTCGTAATGCGAGGTGATTTTGTCGCATAGGTATCCGTTACGATAGCGGGAAGTGGTTTAAGGACATCTGCCATATTATTTAATATTCATCCAACAATTTTCTGGAAGAGAAGTTGCTTGCGAAAGTTTTGCTTTGTCAAAGAAAATTGCACTGCGATTGTCATGCCTCATCAATTCGCACCCACCTAATTTGCTTGACGATATTGTATCTCGACCATTGCGGATTGAAGCTGAAATGCGTTCCGTTGAAGTTACGCACGATCCACAACCTCCGCGCCAATTTTTATTGTATTGACAACTCTTGCAAATCTTGGCTCGTTCTTCTGCGAGTTCATCCGAAACAAGATTGTTTACAGTCTTTGAATTAAGAATGTTTCGCGCCCAAATCGTAATGTCATTCAGCAATGTTTGCTGTTTGGTTTCTGGATGAATACTTGTCACAACAACCATGTCAACCCCGTGACAAAAGTTAGGCCAGTTAGAGCAAATGTAGCCATTGACATCGCTCTCAACGTCACCAACAGGCAAATGATTTTCGGCGCGATAATCCGTAACCGCTTTTAGCAGTCCTTCATACGAGTGAGACGTTAGTTTCGCATCAGAATCGTAGTAATGCCATCCACCCGGAGGTATCATTCCGATAATTACTTTTGCCATGAGTTCAATCCTAATATTCTAAAGCGTTAAATTGTGCAAGCATAATTTATCATTTATGATAAATAAAGCAAGTATTTGTGGGTTAGTGCATCATATTTGATAAATAAATCAAACCACATTTTATCTATTCGCTAAAATCAATAAATTCTATCTTATCCACGATAGAGGTCATTCCACGATCCATTAACCTCGGAACTTCTTTCTTGTTTTCAACCATAGTCGCAGTTGAGCCTGCGCGTTGTCTCATAAGAAACACAAGCATGGAAAGTGAATCAAGTGCGTCAGGTGATGGTTGCCGTGTGCGCTTAACATAATCTTTTTTACTTTCCACGCGAACCATGCCTTTTCCTTTTTGCATATAACGCCTTCCAGTAGCTTGACGCACAAGCTGATCGTTGCGGAACCCCGGCGATATTTTTAGGTATTCAAACTCAAGATACTTGGATAAACCAAACAAAAGTTCCGTAACAACCCCGTTGTAAAGCTCGCTCGCCTTTTGCGTGTCATCACCAAGGATATGCGTGTCCGTTGCCGACCAAGAATAATTCACACCCATCACTTCACTACCAAACAATGTTTTTAACGAGTCGTGGATACCTGCGCCATTTCCAGTTCGGTCAACGCATAACCAGTTCGGAGAAATTTTCATGTTCTTGCAGAACTTGATAATGTTTGCCGTTTGCTCCAGTGTTGCAGCTTTCGGGAATGTCATCTGAGAATCCAATTGC